AACGAATTGACAACTGAATAGTTGCTGGTTCATTTGATTTGTAATCCATGTTGTTGTAGTTTGCTGACTTGATGAAGCAACCATACAATTCCCATGTTTCTAATACGTTAGGAACTAATGTACCGTTACCACCGTCTAAGATTTCATAGTTGATTTGGAACTTGTAATCTTGACCAGTAGCAGCAGATGCTTGTTCAACAAAGTCAAATTGCTTTTGTAATTGTTGACCAACCAACTTAGAAACGTTACCAGCAGCATCGTCACGCAAGTTGATTTGTGTTTCTTGCCATGAGTGCTTACCAGCTAGATATACCTTGCTGTTATAGATGTCCAATGTAACTTCTTCGAAAGACACGTTAGGACGCTGAATGTCCATAACTTGCTTAGTCAATTCTTGTGTAGAACCACCTGTGCCGAAGTTAATGAAAAGTGCTCTGAAACGATACTGCAACTTAGGCATCAACAAACCTTGAGAACTAGGTGTGTTGTCTGCGCCAACTGTCATGTTAAAGAGTGATTGTGAGGCTGTTGCCATATTATGTATCTCCTGTTATAATTATTTATCTTAAATAATCCCCCGTCTCCGGGGGATTTATTATTAAGCTGCTCCTAGAGCCCCTGTGTTCAATAAGCGTACTGGAATGTAAATGAATTCCGCTGCCTTGACTGGCTCAATCGCAATGTCGATCCATAATTCATTTCTGTCGATACGTGATGGTGTGTTGTTTGAACTATCACATACAACTAGATAGTCGTATAGACCGCGTTTAGCAACTAAGTCGATAAACAATGATTGAACTACCGCAGTGATTTGTTGACGAGTCAACGCATCGTTTGGTTCGAATACGAACGGACGAGCCGCAATCATCAATTGTTGACGAATGTAAGCAACTAGACGAGCTACGTTGATACGATCCAATGCTGATTGACTATCAAATGCGTTCTTGTTACCATAGTTCAACAAGCCTACGCCTGTGAAGTATGCTAATGGGTTGATTTGATTTGTGTACAATACATCACGGATGCTCATACGATTCTTAACTGTGTGGAATTCACCAGTTGTTGAATCTAAGTAACCAATGTTTGTAGCATTGTCAATTGTACCACGGCGTGTACCAGCTGGAGCTAACCAAGGATAACCGATAGTATCATTACGCAACAATGTACGCAACATCATGTGTGATGCTGGAACTACTGCAGGACTACCTGACAAGTCTGTTGTGATACCACTTGGGTAGAATACACCTAAGTAGCTGTCACGAGTAACCCAACCATCTTCGCCTGTTGCTGTAGCACCAGCTGCGTTAGTAGCCCAGTTTGTTAAATCAGTAGCCTGATCCTTCAAGCGCAATGGTGTGTCACCAACGATATACGCTGTGTTGTGACGGTCATTGTTCAATGCAACCATATCAGGTTGTAGTTCTGGATAGCCAGGGCAACTAATCAAGTTGAAGAAGTTATCTTCTTCACGGATTGTTTGGTTAGTAGCAACTGCTGCCTTCAATGCTTGAACGACCATATTGCGTTGAGCCTTACGACCCATGTAAGCTGAACCGTCTGCTGCCAAGCCGCTTGCTGATACCCATGTATAACTTACTTTAGGTAAGTTAACGCTTGATGTTGGTGCGCCTGAGTTGTATGCGCCTGCATTAGGATAGTTCTTACCTGTAAAGTAGTCAGTCTTGAACTCTTTTACATTGTATCCTGAACGGCGTGTGTTAAACAACAATGTACCCTGTGGGTATAGTGTTGGACTTGGTGCGTCTAAATCTAGACGGTCGCTTGTTAACAAGCTAGCAATTGTTGGGATAGGATCGTTAACTGGATCAACATCTGCTCTAGGTGCCCAACGTGCATCAGCAAATACGATACCTTCACTTGATGTTTGGTCTGTTTTATCAACCAATACCCACTGAGGGATATTGTTTACTGACTTCCAACGATAAATCATTGGGTAGTTTTCTAAGTCACCTGAGTCGATCCACAAGTCACCGAACACTAATGGTGAACCATCAGTTTGTGTTGTAGGGGCAGCTGCCGCTACGATTGGACCAGCTAAGTCAGTTTGTCCTGCACCAACGTTTGATGATGCTGGGTGACCGTTTGTGTCGAACGCTACGTTTCTGTAACCTCTCCAAACGTTACCCTTGTTAACCATAATGTCAACTTGACTTGGAGTTGAATAGTACCAGTATGTACCATTGCTTGGTAATGCTACTGGAGCACCTTCATTAGCAGTATATGTTACTGGAACCCAATTTGATAGATTGATGCCGTAGTCAGCGATACCTACACCAGATACTTTAGCTACTCTAGTAACTGAACCACCAGAAATAGCAATAACTTTAACTACTAAGTCATTAGCTGGAGTTGTTCCGCCTAACTCGCTACCGTAGATAGTAATAGTGTCGCCGATTTGATAACCTGTACCACCTGCTGCGCTAGTAATTAGATATTCTTTACCTAAACTAGTGATGTTGAATGAAGCACCTGTACCTGCTCCTGATGTCTCTGTTGCATTTGCTGTAGCATTAATGAATGGTGCTGGGCGACCTTCTTTTACGCCTGTAGTAACACCAGCCACGAAACCTAAATCTGCTAACAATGTTGTAAAGTCACCAGTGACAGGGTCTCTGTCATTCATAATGATTTCGCCGCCAGCAGTATGAGTAATCTGTAGATTACCTGCTGTAGTCAACTTGATAGTTGTGTAAGGAATTTGTGCGGCTGTCCAATCGTTGATGAAATCTTCAATTGTTGTACCAGTAGTTACAATCGTGTATACTGAACCAGGTAAACCTGTTGTTGACAATGTAGAACCTGTACCTACGCCTGGAGTAGTTACCCACACACGCAATGTTGTATTGTCAGGAACTGTAGTAGGTGTTGTGATACCTGTAACTACTGTTGCACCTGTAGCTAAACGCTTAAACAACTCTAATGGGGCTGTTGGGTTAGCACCGTCTAGACCATAACGACCATAGACTGAACCAGCTGGAACTGCTTTGCCGCCTGTGCTATCGATAGCAACTGTTGCGTCAGCGTCAGTTCTGTATGTAGGAACATTGATGCTTTCATAAGATGATGTTGTAGCATTGTACTTAGATAATACTAAATCAACACCGCTGTTAACTGCGTTTACCTTGATCCATACTGAACCAGTTGGGTTAGGAGCAGCTTGACTTGCAGTCCATAGAGGCATTCTTGATGAAGTTGCATATGTTACTGTAGGAGACTGATATGTTCCTGCAGTAATACCTAATGCAGACAATGGTGTTCCTGTACCGTTAGCTAGAGAGTATGGGAAAACTGTTTGGTTTTCTGTTTGTAAGTTAGTGAAAGACAATGACAACTTACCTGAAATGTTATAAGCAATAACATTTTCTAAACCTAAGTTGTTGATATCTGAAACTAAGCTGTCCACTGTTGTACCACTCAATGTAACTGTGATTGGTGCAATCGGTGTGATAGAACCAAATGTAGCACTGAATGGAGTGATAACGATTGTGTTACCTTGTGTCAATGTTGGATTAGATACTGTACCTGTTACAGCAGGGATACTTGCTTTCCAATCTTCCGAGCCAACTGCGACCCATGTGTTGAAACGGTTCTTGAAGAAATATGTGCTAACATCTAGGCCAGCACCGTCTTGTGCAAATGCGATAACTGCATAGTCACCGATATTACCTAAAGTACCTTTAGGGAAACCAGCAACCACGTCATTACTGTCGGTAATAACGATTGGGTCTTTAGCAACGAATGTACCTGTTACAGCGTCAAATTCGTTGATACCCCATGTTGTGTTTGTTGTGTCTAACCAATATGAATCGGCTGCAGGAGCGCCTGTAGGACGAGAGATTGATCCGACGAATGCTGCCAAGTCAACATCGGCGCGCAAGATGTATGCACGGTTTGTTGTACCTAACAATGAATAAGCAGCCAATAGACCGTATTCGTTTAATTCATATCCGTGAATTGGTGTACCGTTAGTTGTCTTATAGAAGAACGGATTACCGTACAATGTAACTAGGTCACGCTGACTTGTTACCTGATATAATTTGTTAGCTGTTGCTTTCGTAGTAGCCGCGGCAACTGCGGTTCCCGCTGCGTTTGCTTTGCTCTGTGCAGTAGCAACAACGATTAGCGGAACTGAATTTGAGGCTGCCGGTAAATATTGACTTTGGTCAATAATATTAACTTCTACGCCTGGTGATACTAGTGCCATTTTGTTTTCCTTTATGTTATGATTGTGAGGGTTAACTCCCTAGTGTACTATTATTTAGTAAAAAATCAGAAAAAGACCCAATAAGCGTGCCTTCGAAGGTTGGTTTGTACTAAATACGGTATGAGACCTATTTGTAATACTTGTGGAAAGAATCACTGTGCTGTGAATTACATTCGTGCAGGGGTAACACACTATCGTAGTATGTGTGACGAATGTGGTCGTAAGAAAAATAAACTTAAACCAAGAAAGCCTACTTGGCAAAAAAACGGATACAAGAAAAAAGCCGCATGTGATTTATGCGGCTTTAAGGCTTTACTTGCTAGTCAACTAACTGTATTTCATATTGACGGTAAATTAGAAAATGCTGAGTTAGTTAATCTAAGAACCGTGTGTCTTAATTGTGTTGAAGTAGTTAAGAAGAAAGAAGTCAACTGGCGTCGCGGAGATTTAGAAGTTGATTGATTTGGTCGTGCAAATCAATAATAGTCCCGTCGTTCTTAATAAAGTGGTCGTACTTTAATCCAACACTACTATATTCGCTAGCATGTACATTGTGTGTATCTAGTACCCGTTTGCCGACTGCCCATCCTGAGTTACCATTTGGACCTCTATTATAATCAACTGCTGCCTGATACCAGATAGGATTTTCACCCCTGAATACACGACAAGTTGTACCACCTGCAGTTTTAATAGCGTTTACTTCATTAGCAAAACGACAGTCTGTGATAACAACATTGTCTTTGGTTTGTCTAAGTTTGTTCTCAACACTAGCTACCCAGATATCAGTATGGAAGTGATTTCTGAATACATCTGTACCCCAATACTGTAATACCCAACGGGGAGTTAAGTTAGGCATTGCTAGTCGTTCTGCCCACCAAGTATCAACTTCTTCACGCCATATTCGGCTGGCTTTAGTTGTACCCTCTAACATATCACGGTCCCAACCAAAGACTGCGGCAACTGCGTCTTTGAGACTTGCGGCAAACGATACTCGTTTAAACCCGTGTTCTGTAACCAAATAATCTGCGATAGTGTCTTTACCGGAGCCTATCAATCCTGTAACGCCTAGAATCATAATGTTACTTATTATACTAGAGTTATAGCCGAATAAAAAGATTAATCGGAGTCTCTTTGCCCGTAATATTGAGATTTTGTGTTACCTACATATGCTGGAATGGTTTTGTTTCCTAATCTAGCATACGCATTTGCCCTATGTGTACCGTCAATAATTGAACCTGCGATTGGATCAAATACGATAGGTGGCATTGTATGTTTACTGTCAGCAATATGATTCATGTAATCTTCTACATAATCTTCATCTACCCAGTGTTCATCTAAATTTAATTTAGATATAGGGAGATTGACAAGTTTATAGTCATCGAACCAATAAATCCTATCACCTAAATCACCTTCAGAAAAGTCATTAAGTGCTCGGTGAATCTTTTGTACTGTAGCATATATTTGACTTGCTGATACTAATTCGTTTGATGATTCCAAAACTTTTTTGTTAGCAAATTGAACATTCAATTTAGCGTTCTTCCATAATGGATTGTGAGGATCCATTCTTTGTTGTAATAACCAAATAGCTGATACTCTATGTGCGCCGTCTTTGAATTCACCGTTTACTACCTGTATAGGAGGCAACTTTGACAAACTTTCTGGATGCTGTTTGAGATACTGAGCATACTCTATGACCTTTTTAGTCACACCCCAACTGAAATCTTTAGCGTCCCAGTCATCCACTACGTTGTTGTAATAAGGTACACCAGGTATGGATAAGATGATTTGTTTCGCCGTCATTTGACGATTTTGTATTTTTGTGCCAGGAGCGAATTGTGTAGGAGCACCTGAACTTTGTCCTGGCTGTGGGACATCTTCCCAAACTCTAACATCTTCACCACGGTGTTTATTCCAGAATCCTGCTCCTGCATCAGTCTGGTCCCAGCTACGATGTATCTCATAGCCCTTGCTCTTTACATAATCATACATTACTCTGGCAATACCCTGACCTTGATACTTTTCTTCAACTTCTAAGTCTTGCGGGTCTAGTTCTTTACCATCACCAATATTAAAAACAACATGCCCCAACTCGTTATTGCCCCAGTCATCAAGGGCTTTAACCACTAGTTGGTGGTTGTGCTTTTTCATCTCAATAGTAATACCCTCATAGTCCTCACGGTATTCTACAATGAACTCTTTCGCTCTCATATTAGCCTTGAATCCATGTCAATGGTTGTGAGTAGTCAACATAACGCTTCAAATCTTCTAATAGATTTGTCTGCATCTCTTTAGCTTCGTTCTTTAATGACGCACCGTTTAATGTAGTGCCACCACCTGGACCTGCAATTGTAGCAAACTTTTCACGGGCTTCACCTAATGTATACTTCAACTGACTTAGTGTCCAGTCACCGATCCAAACGCTTGAACCAGGATCCATTAGTAATGTTGATTCAGGTTTCTGAATATCAGCCCAGATTAATATCTGTTCGCCATCGCCCTTGATGTTACGAACTAGACGGATTTCTTTAGTTACATTATTGAATGTGTAAATGACATAACCACCGAACATACGAGCCGATAGTTCTACATATCCTGCATACATATCGTATGTTGCTAAACCACCTGCTAGGTTATAGTTCAACAAGTATGTGTTCAAAATAGCACTTGAGAATGGGTCAAAACTACTAGCCGCAGGGCCTGTTTCCATACCAACTGTTCTACGGAACACTTGTCTTACATTGATAAATTCTTTAGGTAGTGTATAAACATCCTGATGTGCATGTAGTGTCATCAGGGTATATGTTTCTTCTGTTGCGTTTTGTGCTCTTTGACGATATATGCTGACAGCGTATTTGTAGGCAGCTTCAAAGTGGTCAGGGTCTAATTCTAAATCGACCATACCCTCGCCCAAACGCAAGCGAAGGTTTTTAAATAATTCTTCTTTTAATTCATTAAGTGTTGCTGATTGCAAAATAGCCATAGAGTACTCCAGATATTATATTTATCTGGAGTACTGAGTACCTTAGAGGTCTCCTGCTTGACGATTCTCGCTATAAAATGCGTCAAATGAACCACCGGGATAGCGTGATTCTAGTTTTTTGACATTCTCGGCAATAACTTCGTTAGGGTCAAGATTCAATGCACGACACGCATTAATCCAGTACCACATAACATCACCTAGTTCACGCTTCATGTGGAAGATATTATCAGCGTCAAGAGGCTTACCCTGGAAAATGATTTTTTTGGGCACTTCGATAAACTCGCCAGCTTCCGCGGCTAGACCCATACAAGCTGTCATCAACAATGGAACATTGATATTTTGCTCGTTAGCATCTAAGTTATCTACCCTATTAATAAAATCAGTTAGGTCGTTACTGGGGCGGCTTGTTACAGCCTCTACAAAATCTTTGTATTTGTTTAAATCAATATTGCTCATTATTTTCCTTATTAAAATGCTTTGAGAATAATCATATTCTCGTTGAATCGTCCATTAGGTGTAGCACTGACTGCTTTAATGTCCTTAAAGTACTTTCGTGCCGCAGGCTTACTCCCCATAACTTCTTTAATCTGTTCTCCAGGCTTTCTGAGAGTTTTGATTTCGGAAGCATTTGTATCAAAACCGAGTAAAGCATTACCTTTAACGGTAAAACTCTTTGAATATTCGTCTGCGATGTAGTGGTGAAGTTTACGCTTTGCGGTATCGTATACCCATGCTTCACTGGCACCATGTAGTTTAGTTGGATGGATTGAGATAAGGTCAATTTTGTTGACTGCATCTTTAAACTCCTTCAAGTATTTCAGTTTAGCAACAATCTTCTCGACAGGTACAGCCTTGCGCTTACGAGGAGCCTTGCTAGCTTTCTTAATTGAGATATAACTATTCAAGTCACCGAGAACACCCTCGATGAATTTAAGAATGTTACGCAATTGAATTTTGCCTAAGTTACCATAGGCTTCTTTCAATTCTTTGTCATCGGTTTCAGATAGTTCCTCAAACTCTTTTTGCTTACGCTTCCACATGTCAACAATCAATGGAATATGTTGAGGCATAACATTGAACTTGGCAACAATGTCAACTGTCTTTTCTGATGCTTTGCCGTCTACAAAAAACTCATCAAAGAGACCTTCTAGTTCACCTGCGGCGTCACGTGCCTTTTCTTTCATAATCTCCTGAATGTTAGGGCGATTAGAAACGACTTCCGCTGTCTTTTCAATGACTTCTGGCTTATGTACTAGGTGCAACAAACGGCTGATTTCGTTTTCAAGTGTCATTTCCTCATGCTCGGTCAATTCTAGACCTCGCAATGTCATTCGTGCTAACCAGCACAATGTCATCAGGTATTCTTTTTCGTCTACTTTGCGTAGTTTTTTGGCTTCGTCTGTACGATTATTGTGGTCTAGATATTGACACAATAGGTCTTTTGCGTCTTTTTTACCATAGAAACGATTGTACCAAGTGAATCCTCGTGTCAGTGCAATGTTCCGCATATCACTATCGGGTTGCAGTGGAAAGAAGGGCTCGTCACCCATATACTTTGTATCTGCCTCACGGGGATTGAGTGCTTTGATAAAATGGTCACTAGTCTGTTTGGGCTTGCGTGTCGCCATAGATGCTCCTGTTAACAATACTGTTATTATATATGATTGTCCATTAAATGTCAACCCCTAAAAAGTAGTACTTTCCACTTACGGGTACGATAAATAATAGACTATGCCAAGATTATCACTTTACCGCGACAAAAAATCCAATGATTACAAGTTCTTTGACCGTTTAATCAAAGAACAATTTACTGTGGGCGGTACAGATTTACTCGTTCACAAATACTTAGGTGTCACTAGCACAGGTAGTGCTGACTTGACACAACCAGCATACGACCAACTTGACCCAACAAACATTCAAGATTTACTATTCCTAGAGAATCGTGACCGCACTTATGCTCCTGATATCTATAGAATCAGAGGTCATTACAATGTACAGAACTTGGACTTCGATTTAAGTCAATTTGGATTATTCTTAAACAACGACATTATCTTTATCACCGTTCACTATAATGAAATGATTGAAACGATTGGTCGTAAGATAATGGTAGGTGATGTACTTGAGTTACCTCACTTAACAGACTATCATCCATTGAATGAAACTATCCCAATCGCATTGCGTAGATACTACCAAGTTACTGATGGTAACTTTGCTAGTGAAGGTTTCAGTCAAACATGGTATCCTCATTTATGGCGTATCAAGTGTGAGCCATTAGTTGATAGTCAAGAGTTCGCAAGCATCCTATCACAACCAACTAACAAAGATAACTATCTAGGTGTATGGAATAGCACAACATTATATCCTGCAGGATACTCTGTGACATTCGGTGATAAGACATACATAACTAAAATTGAAACTCCAATCGGAATGGCACCACCTGATCCATTGTATTGGGAATTAGATACTGCTGATAATTTAGCAGATATCTTAGGTCGTTATAACAAGAACATTGAAATCAATGATGCGGCAATTGCAGAAGCCGCACGATTGTTACCTGCTTCAGGTTACGACCGTAGTCAATTATATGTTGCTCCATTAGACGATGCAAACAGACCAGTTACATCAGTAAACTTAGTTTATTTGAAGGGAGGCCCTTCATTATCAACTGGTACAGTTAGTATGGTAGAGTCACCTGGTTATAAGAATAAGGCGCCTGCTGTTCGTGTTACACCAGAAGCAATGAAGTCTATTTGGGACATGACTGCTGATAGTGATTTTACACAACTTAAGAGTTTACTAAAAGTAAGTTTGAAAGTAGGTTCTGTCGCCCCTGAATACACAGATAGTGGTTCTGGTTTAGTTGAACCTATATTAGCATTGACTGCCGAACCACTGGGACCTGTAACAGGACCATATGGTACAACTGATAACGAGTATTCTGATGCTACTCAGGATCCCACACAACCAGGATTCACCGGAACTATCTTACAAGATATCATGGACTATCGTGCTGATACTGATCCTAGATATCATTTTATTGCTAGATTCACTCCTAGAGACTTTGGTTATACAAGAGGCTACTTAGTAGGAGATGCGGCTGCACCTAACGGGTTACCAATGGGTAGTGGCATTACATTCCCATCTAACCCAAAAGACGGAGATTACTTCTTACGCACAGACTATCTTCCACAACAACTATTCCGCTGGAGTGGTAGTATGTGGGTCAAGATTAGTGAGAATGTAAGAACTGGTACAGCACTAGAGAGTGATGACCAGTCACTAAGAGCAAGTTTCATTAATAACAGCAATGTTACTGTACGCACTGACGGAACAACAATACCTGAGAAACAAGCGTTGTCTCAGATTTTCAAAATACAAGCAGACTAAACAATGGCACAACATTTTTACGACAATCAGATACGCAGATTCTTAATTCAATTTGCAAGAATCTTTAGTGACTGGCAAGTAACTAAAGGCAAAGATCCTTTAGGTAACGACATTCTTGTTAGAGTGCCAGTACAGTACGGTGATTCTAGTCGCATGGCACAAGCTGTTATCGCTAACAACAGCCCTAGCAGTTTACCTAGTGCTCCGTTAATTACATATTACATCACTGGTCTAGACTATGAACAAAGTCGAACACAAGATCCGTACTTTGTTGACAAATTAAATGTTCGCCAACGCACATATAATAGTGAGACTAGAGCATATGAACAAACACAGGGACAAGCATTTACTGTCGAACGCATTATGCCTGTTCCATACAAGTTAAGTATCACGGTTGACTTCTGGACAACTAACTACCAACAAAAACTTGAACTAATTGAACAGATTGGTGTATTGTTTAACCCTGCGATGGAAATTCAAAGTACTGACAACTTCATTGATTGGACCAGTTTGAGTGTTGTATATCAAGATGGTATCACATTTAGCAGTCGTAGTATCCCTACTGGTACAGGTAACGCAGTTGACATTATGAGTTGGAAGTTCTACATGCCTATCTGGATATCTAGCGCGGCTAAGGTTAGAAAACTCGGTGTCATTCACAAGATTATCGCAAGTATCTTCCAAGGTAATGCTGTCAGTGATATGCAAGATGATGACTTGTTGTTGGGTACTCGTCAAAAGATTACTCCTTATGGGTATAAGCTGTTATTAATTGGAAACAGTCTACAGATATTACCAGCAACACAACAATTTACTCCAGGTAACAATACTATTGAAGATCCGGAGAATCCAGACACTACTGTGTTCTGGTCTGCTGTACTAAATGTATACGGAACCGTCAAACCAGGTGTGAGTCAGATATGGTTACAAAACCCATATATGGACACAGAAATTGTAGGTACTATTAATTTCAACCCAACTGACGATAGACTGTTAGTTTATAACATTGACCCAGATACATTACCACAGAACACATTAGATGCGGTAGATAGTGTCATCAATCCTCACACAAAAGGTCCTGGTCAAGGGTTACCTGCAGCCGCAAATGGTCAACGCTATTTGCTAGTTGAAGATATTACTGACCCAACAGGTGCATGGGGTAACTTAGTAGCTAACGCAAACGATATCATTCAGTATCACAGTAACACGCAATCTTGGACTGTTTCATTTAACAGTGCTGATGCTACTAGTGTTGAGTATGTGAGAAACTTAACTAGTGGCATTCAATACCGTTATGCTGACAGAGCGTGGGTTAAGTCATATGAAGGCTTCTATGAAGCAGGAGATTATTCTATCGTCATCTAACTATGATAAATCATAGTATATGAAAGAGAATACATCAGGTGGAATCTTTTTTTACGCAAGTAACACACAAAGATTCCTTTACTTACTAAGAAACGACAAGAACAATACTAACTGGGGTATACCAGGTGGTAAGATTGAGGACGGAGAAACATTGTTTGAGGGTATTGAGCGTGAATGCATGGAAGAAGTTGGATTCTTTCCTACTGATGCTAAACTTGTACCCATTCAGAAGTTTGTAAACAATCATTTCACTTATCATACATTCTATTGTGAATTGAGTGAAGAATTCATGCCCACATTAAATGAAGAACACTGTGGATATGCGTGGGTAGAGTTTGAAAACTATCCCAAGCCTATGCATCCAGGATTGTTTAATACGGTAAACTTTGATGTAGTACAAGACAAACTAAAACAACTTATAAAAAAAGCCGCATAAAGCGGCTTTTTTATTGTGCTTAAAAATATTAAGCGTTTTGAATCTTGATTGTTTGATTCAATGTTGCTGAACCAAATGTCCAAGGCACTGCTGAACCAGTAGCAAACTGTGTACCTGTGCCACGAGTTACAGTAGCCTTACGACCACCAATCTTTGTTACAAAGTATGTACCGCCTGCACTGTCAGTAGCAGTGATAGTCATTTCACCGTATGCTGATACTGCTGAACCTTTTAGTTCGCAAATAGCTGTACCGTCTGCTGTTCTAACTTTGAATCTACGTGCACCAACTTGACGAATGATGTCACCAATCTTAGAACCATTGTCGTCTGTGTTAGCATAGACAATGATAGCATTTTCTTGGTTGTCGCTAGCATTAGTACCTTGATTGTTCAAGTCAGGGCTTAATGTACCTGAATCAGTAGTCAATGTTGGTGTAGCGGCTGCTGCACCTGCATTAAATGTAATTGCTGCATCACCTGTTGATGTGTAACCAGAACCCTTCTGGTCAACTACAACACCGCTAACGCCGTAAGTAACAGTCAATGTAGCACCTGAGCCTCCTGTTGGGGCAACTGTTGTTGCTTTTGCGCCACTAGAGATACTAGTATAGTCACCTTGTTCAACGACTGCAACTGTAGCAACACCCCATCCAGTGATGTTAACTTGCAAGTTTTGACCGTTGAAGTCTTGGCCGGCAGCAGTTTGAGTGCGAGTCATGCCAATTGTGTTAGTTGGTAATGCACCACTAGTCCATACACCAGCGTCTTCAATTGCTACTGCTGTAGCTGTACCACCTGATGATGCAGTAACACGAACTTTCAATGGAGTTGCAAAACCTGCGATTGCGAATTGAAATACATCATTCACATCGTTAGCTGTACCACCGTTGTTGATTGTGATACTTGTTACTTTTAAACCTGTAACAGTGAATGTTGCCGGTGTAACTACACCACTACCTGATGGTAGTGTTAATACATTATTTAAATTGTATCCAGTACCGGCTGCTGTTGCAACTGCTGACAATGCATGACCGTGAACTGTACCAGTAGCACGAACGCCAGTTGGTAAGTCAGGTGCTGAGAATGTTGCTGTAGGTAAAGCAGATGTATATGTACCTTCGTTTGTGATGGTTACACTTGCTACACCTTCGCCGCCGATAGCATCATCTGATGTACCGTTTGTACCGATGTTACGGTTACCGAAATATTTTTTGTTTAAACTTCTTGCCATTTTGTTTTCCTTTATGTTATGGCGTTCTAGGCCTACGCAGTGGCTTACTGCATAAACTCTCATTTAAGAGCGAACAATGTATTTATCAAGGTACTGCGGTTAATCCGATAGCATAGAATGAATTATCGCTTGTATCTTCTACGAACAAACCGTTAATATTAGCGAAAATTCTATATGTATTTGCACCGCCATTCCAGTTTAGATTCAAATTTGAACCAGTTAAATCTCCAGTAGCAGTGACATTACCTACTGCAACTACATTTCCGTCAGTGGAAATATCACCGTCAGCAGAGACATTGCTTGTAGAATGTAGTGAGCCATCACCGTACACTGTTACTATCTTAGAATTGTCATTGCTGTCATATCCCAATGTAACCGCGGCATTTGCTGCGCTATTTGAAGCGTACTTGTTAACAATCTTTATAGGTTGATGTGTGACACCGGTATCATGATTTGGAATTATGATATATGCTGAATTGCCGTTATCCCATGAATTTGCAGGGTTAATAGCAATATCATTATTAGTGTTATTAGTTACTATGTTTTCCCCGTTGAAAACAATGTTACCGATAGTTGGTATTGTCGGTTTGTTAGACAAATCTGCATAATCACCACTGAACAATGTAGGCTTGTTAGATAAGTCTGTATAGTCGCCGCTGAACAATGTTGGCTTGTCTGTTAAACTTAAGTACGAGCCATCAAACAATGTTGGCTTGTTTGACAAATCTGCATAATCACCACTAAAGCTAGTACCGGGAGGAATGTCAGCCAATGTAATGAAATTACTGTCATTGGTTAGGTTACTAGTATGTGTTGGTATTGTAGGTGCACCAGTTAAACTAGAATAAGCACCATCGAATAGAGTAGGTTTGTTGGTTAAATCTAGATAGCTGCCACTGAATAATGTAGGCTTATCTGACAGGTCATTGTAACTACCACTAGTAGCTACTGTTGCCAAGTCCGCGGTGTTCGCTTTGTTGCCTAATGCAGTAGTAATGGTAGTAGAGTAACTAGCATCATTACCCAATGCATTAGCTAATTCGTATAGTGTGTTAAGTGCTGATGGCGCAGAATTAACTAAATTCGCTACAGCATTGCTTACATCAGATTGTGTTGCATAGTTTGATAAGTCCGGAGTACTTGTAACAGTAGAACCTAGTTCAACTTTTTCCCATGTAGCCGTAAAACCATCACCCTCAGTACAAACATAGATATAATTTGCGTCCCAGCAAATTTCACCCTTGAAGCCTGGATCGTTGGGTGCTTTAGTTGCATTGTCAATATTTGCAATCTTAAATGTAGTTCCAGTTGTGATTGTCTCTAATGTTTCTACTTTACCTACATGTAGCACTGAGCCTTGATAGTAGAACTCATTATTAGTAGCTAATGTATTTGAGTTGTTGTTATATACAATACCATTTCTTACAGTAGGAACTTGTAATTGAGGATCATCAACTTGGTATAACCCACTGATAGTAACATTGCTAAGAGTTAAGTTATCGAATGTAGGTGATGCTGTAGCTGATACATCCTGTGCAATACTAAACTGACCGTTAGCACTGTCATATGTTACACCTGTACCTGCACTAAATTGACTTCTAATGTCTGTTGGACTAACACCAGTGAATGTGATTACACCGTTTGCGCTACTATATGAAAGATTACCATAACCACTTGCATATCCAACACTGATATTACTTCTTACTGTAGTCGCAAAGTTAGTATCGCTGAATACATTTTCCCATGTAGCAACAGTACCGTTGGTTTTTAAATACTTTCCGCTGTTGTTGTTTTGTGCAGGTAGACCGTCGCCACCGCCACCACCTGCAACAGTTGTCCAGTATAAGTTGCCTGCACCATCGGTTGATAGTACGCCACCATTCATACCGCCGGTGATTTCAATGTTAGCAAGACCACCTAAATGTAGTTTGTTATTGCTATGTGCAACACCGTTGCCCAATAAGTTACCAGTCCAGTTAACAAATGTAGTTGCAACCATAGTATTGCTACTACCATCTGCTACTAACAATTGTCCTACTTTGGGACTAGTGATTAATAATTCTGTATTTGCTGACCCGATTACTTTAGCAAAATCTAAGTTAGAAACTTCTGTTAATATCTCTAACTGGGTAGTTGTTTGCCCTTCGGGTACAGGGAAAAGTATAGGATCATTACCTATAAACAGCTTTTGTTCGTCAGTAGAAAAGCCGATTTCACCTTCATCTAGTTGAGGAAGGTCGATATTTGCACCGGTGCGATGCTGAATCTTTGATATTTGTACAATTGCCATAGTATAATCCGTTGATTATACTATTTATGCTTTATACCATCTGCGTGTAGTACTGTTCTAGCTTCTTATACCACTCTTGCTGGTAGTGGTCAAACTCTGTGCCTTCGATTATGAACTCTTGGTACATAGCGTTCGGATCACACATAAAGATGACTCCTTTACGGATCTTTGTACCGTGAAGCTCGTTATGTGCAGTTGCGTACGCCGCAAGTTGGATAAAGTAGTCATCAATCCACTCTCTTTTCTTGGGCTTATTAGTCTGCTTATGATCCATGATACTCTCACTACCATCATGCACACCGACCAAATCAGTCGTTCCTGCATAGACACTAGGGAAGTATAATGGAACCTCGGTCCCCCAGAATTCAGAGCAGTTTTGAAGACCTTGACGGATAATTGAGTCAGCCATTTTGTGACTTTGAATACTATATGGGTTTGATCCTGATGCACTTAACTCTCCTGTCTTAATCCAGTCTTCCAAGAACTTGTGCATTCTTGTGCCACGACCGGCTGCTTCTGTTGTAATCTCTTGTGCTTTTTGATGTCCTACTCTATTGCGCCAATTTTGTAGTGCTTGCTTCTTTTCTTCAGGTTGTGTAGCTGAAAGTATAGTAGTTACTGAGGGTAATTTCTGTCCGTCGGGTGTAGCATATCGTCTACCTTCGGGTGTATCTACTCTTTGTATGGGTTGATAGTTAAATTTTGTTGGTATGTACATATGGAAATTGTACTACAAATTTCTTCATAGTACAACTCTTTTGGTTACATCTTGCTAGCTTGTTTGCTAGCCATTTGCTGTCTTATCTTTTCATTCTCATCGGGTTGTTGTTCAACACCTTGAGTTACATCGCCTTCTTGTCCTCTAAAGATAACTTCGTTGTCGTTGATGTTAGCGACTACATTCTTTAATGGATCTTTTTTAACGATATCAAACAAGTCTGACTTGTCTAAACTGATACCGTTTTTGTTTAATACTGTTAAGAACTCATCAGTTGACATTGGTTCGTCTGTGGATTGAAGTTGGCTAGCGACTGCAACCAACTTCACACGCAACGGATCAGCATCACTGAATTCGTACAGTCTCATATTAACGCTTTGCGCGGCCTACAGCTGGAACTTCTTCTGGTTCTTCTGCTGGAATTTCAGCAGCCATGTCTTCTTCGCCACCTAGTTCTGCGTCAGGCTCAGCACCTAAGTCTGCTCCCATATCAGCGCCCATATCAGCACCCATCTCGCCGCCCATTCCAGCATCAGCGCCGAAGCCAGGACCGCTTACGCCAGTGATAACACCTAGCGCACTTTGTAAACCTGTCTTAGATTGTGTGATAGCTGCTTGTAATGAAGTCAATGCTTCTGATACTTGGCTGCTGAATTGTTCGCCTTCATTAGTGCCGAACTCTGAGTTAACACCGTCAACTACAGCTGGCAATTCTTTAACTAGCATGTCTGATACTTGCTCAACCATCTTTTGCATAGCATCAACCATTTCTTGTGCTGCCAATACAACTTGTGACTTCTCAACTTGCTCGTTTTCTACGATAACACGTTGATTGTACATTGGAAGAGCTTTCAACTCACCATAGTGATGTGACAATGCTTGTTCCATGAATACTAGTTTCAAGTATGCTGGATTGCGTTCGCCACCAGTTGATGTTTGTTTAGCTTCAGAAATCAATCCCTTGACTTTGCCAAGCATTTTCTTGGTCTCAAATAGACCTAGCTTGTCAACTTCAAAAGAAGTATTGAAGTGTTCTTTAAGAGCCTTCTTAGCGTTTAAAGATGATTTGTTGTTAAATTCGGTAAGTTTCATAGTTTATCCTAGAGTACTAATAATGTATTTATCATTAGTTAAATTATTTTATGGGATTCTGTTCAAACTGCTTGTATTGCCAAGCCTTCGCTTTCACCACAAAATGATCCAATTCAGACAGGATCTTTCGTTTTTTGACCCTGTCTTCAGTTAGCTTGTTCAAAAATACTGTCTTTTTCTCAAGGTCAGATGTAGATTTGCACAATCTGTCGTGTACTTTCATATTTTCAGTCGCCCCTGCAAGTTGTAGGTCTAACTCCAAAACCCTGTTGCATTCTATAACTCTATTTAGTTTATCGAAAGTAGCCCATGTCACAGCGTTTCTTAGTTCTGCGAATGTCAATACAGTGAACGTGTGTGTTTTCTCAAGCACATGTCCTTTAGTCGTTTGCTTAATCGTATACTCCCCGAATAAGACATATGACCCGTCAGGTTCCTGATATATCAGTTGACTTTCAAGTTTGAGCAACTTCTCTTTGTCGAGAATCCTACTCAATGCTTTGAACATTCTTTGCTCAGATTTCTTCTTCAACTTCATTAGGTAT